ATTTGATGGAGATGGCGGCCGAAGGGACTTTGAAGTTTAACAAGTCCGTTCACATGGTCGCCCTCCAGAAGATCTTGGCCGCCGCCGTGTGCAATGGCGTCTTAGGCGCCGAGCACAGCGGCAAGTTGATGTGGTATGGCATTCTCAGAAACGATGACATGCTACCCTGGCAGCGGGGCGAGGACATTCCCCGCCTCTGCGCCAGCTTGATCAGCACGGTGTCCTCCCTCTTGCGGACGTTTTCTGCCGGCAACTCACCCACCACTTGGGACGTTAGTGAGCCGACTGGATTTGTGAAGGCAGTCTCATGGCTGTATTCCAACGAGTTCAGACGGTTTGCCGACACTCAGGTCCCGGTGCAAGAACAGGGAGACGAGGCTTACGCCAACCTTGTCCCCCAGAGCCACTGGCAGGAGACTCTTCGTAGGTGCTCGGAAAAAGCGCCACGTGTCAAGTCGATGGACCCCACACTCAGGGGTGCGATTGCCAACGCCCAGCGGCTCCTTCAGGAGCTCTGTGTGCGCGAGGCAGCCGCCGAAGGGCAAACACGCCCCCAGCCATTCAACTTGGCTTTCATCAGCGCGCCAGGCGTTGGAAAGAGTACTTTTCTCATTCCGACGTTTGTGCAAACTGCTCTGAAGGCCATGCACATGCGCGTTCCGGACAAGATCGAGGACATCATCGCCAACGTCAACATCACTGACAAGTGGATGCCCACATATCATCCAGAGCGCCACCTAGCTGTGGTCCTGGACGAGATGGGTGCGTCCAATGACAAGAAGGACGGCGAGACTTTGATGACCAAACTGACGGACATCCTCGGAGAGCAACCATTCTACCCTGAGCGCGCCGAAGCGCAGGCGAAGGGGCGGGTATCGTACCGCCCTTTCATGAACGTCTGCGTTTCCAACCGGCGCGACATGGGGATTACGAACTACATCGACGCCCGTTGCAGGGGCGCCTTTTACAGGCGCCTCGATGTAGCGTTTGAGGTGAAGATCAAGGATGCTTACAGGGCCACAAACTCGGAAGGAAACGTCATAGACGGTATCGACCGGGCTAAGGCCACACGCGACCAGGAGTTCGACCTGTGCTTGTACAAGCTGTTGGAGCCAACGCCCAACGGCTTCGTGCCGTTCAAGCTCCCGGCTGACGCGCCCGAGCCCTTCCCTGAGTGGGTGGATTTGTCCACTGCGCTTTCCATCGTCGCTGCCAAAGCAGAGGCCATGGGAGGCCGGACGGTTCACCTAAACCGGTCTATTGCTGCGGTACAGCCGCTCATCGACCGAGTGCTCAGGCGGGAGGACGTCACACGATGGGCACGTGCGTATGTCGCGCACAAGCCGGAGCTCGGCCAGCTGGAGGAACCCCAAGAGGAACAGCCCGCAGAGCCTGACGTTGCCCCAGAGGCCGCTCGAGAGCAGCGAGAACGCGGAGAACGCGCGCGTCAGGAGGTTGAGCCGTTGGACGACGCAGACCTTGGAAACTTCCATGCGATCAGCGACACGATGGGCTTTAGTCCACCGATTTACGACCACGTGCTCTTTGAACCCCCTCCTTACCTAACGAGTTGGGAGTACATCGGCACTTGGACGGACAGTATTTACTGTTTTGCCCTGTGGTTAGTCGGTCTGTTCTTCCTGTTCTGGCACGGCATCATACCCATGTTCATCCGGCCGCGGTGGCTGAGGCTCCAGGAGCGTCTGATGACACTCTTTGGGCTTTACACCATTGCTTCCCGTGACTTACGCGTGGCGACCGATGTCATTGACCGTGCCGACATGCTGCTCGTCAAGTACTCTCAAGCCCGCAAGACAATCGCCGTGGGTGCTGTGATTGCCGTGTGCGGGGGCTTTGCCCTCGCCATGCTCAACCACTACTGCACCCGCAAAAAGCGAGCGTGCGACGAGATTTCAGGCGGCGACTTGTGGGGCGCTCGCCCGGCGGCAACGCAGGGCGTGCGTGGAAACGCGTACCAACGCCCAGATGCGGTGTGTCAACTGGGTGAGGCGTCAGCCTCTCCAGAAGACTCCATCAAGCACCGGGTGCAGCGCAACCTCATTTTTGCCGAGGCCAAACTTCCTGACGGGGACTTCACTTGCAGCCACTTGTTGGCCGTGAGAGACACTTACTTCGTCGGGGCGTGGCACTTCATTAAGCTACTCCCAGGTCAAAACCTGTGGATACGCTTTGGAGGGCCCAACGATTGGCGCAGAAGTGACCCCATCAAGTGCTCTGACACCATGATCGCTCGCATCCACGGCGACCTTGGCATGATCAGCTTGCCCGGACAGCCCCGCCTCAACATCATGAAGCTCATCCCCCACAAACTCAACTTCGTTGGAGACGCCCGATACATCAACGGGATCGTTTACGACTTGAAGGGTGCCAACTTTCGGGACGGCACCATGAAGGGAGTGGGTGGCGAGTTCACCATTTCGGTGCGTGACGAGAAGCGACGGTTTACCGGCATTCGCGGCCAGTCCACTCTGGCGCCCTACCACGGCCAGTGCGGCGCACCCATCATCGCCCAGTGGGCCTCTCAGAAGGCTCTCTGCGGCGTGGTGGTTGCGTCGAACTTTGCTGTGCAGGAGACAGTGTGGGAGACCTTTACGCAGCCCGCCTTGTGCAGAGCCATAGGCGCTATCGAAGCCCAGACCAGCATTTACACGCAGGTGTCCATCAAGATGCCTGCGGAGTACCGCGACCTGAGTCAGAAGCGCCTTAGTCGGGAACTTACGGAGCGTCACCATTCGTGGTGGCTTACTCCCGAGGAACTCGGCAACACGCAGGTGCTGGCTGTGCTACCCGACGAACCGACCCGGAAGCAGAAGTCGTCGGTTGTGCCCTACGAGAACAGCGAGGCCGTTAAGGCCAAGCTGGGTCCGTTGGGCTACAGTCACGACCTCATTGCGCCTAAGTTCAACAGCACGCGAATTGACGGAGAGTACGTCTCACCGGAGAAGAACGCGCTGTTGCAGCTTGGGTCGCAGGCTAACGGGATTGACATGGAG